CGTTGGAATGGACCTTGCACGAAAATTCTTGGAGATGGGTCACACGCGCTCCCGCCGATACGCGAATCATAAGAACGGAAAAAAATATGATTTGTCTGGAAAAATTCGACCGCAAGAAACTGATTGGAGAACTTCAGAAAAAGCAAAAGCGGCTCAAATATTTAAAATAAAGAGAGATTTAGCAGCAAAAGACACACATTATGTTAAACTGAGAAGAGAATGGAGAGCAGCAGAGTGATTGGTCCAGAACTATTTCCTTACGATAAGTTTGGATTTCGTCTTGAGTTTGGTGAAAAGAAAAATACTACAGTATGTTATTTTTCCTGCCAAGAACACCTTGACAAATATTTAGAAAGATATAAACTAGATAAGAGAACTCTAAAGATTGATTATCGTGATAAACCCCCTGTCACCAGTAAAACAAACAAGAGAGGTGTGGAGCAAAAGTCTAAACCAAAAAGTAACAGAAGTGCAAGTCCAGTTCGCAAAAGAAAATCCAGTATGGATACCTCTAGAAACACTACTCGCCCTACAAAATATGAAAAATGATACAAGTAACTGAAAATGAGGACAAAACATTTACCATCTCCTGGGATGAGACTTCTCCTACGGAAAGTATTTTCAATACCTGGACCGAAGCAGACTTTATTAATGCAATTTCTCAATATCTTCAAAAACTAGAAAATGATGGAGAATAAAACTAAACTTATTCTTGCACTGATGCAGATTGATAATCTTACAAAACTCTTGGAAGGTAATGAGTATCAAGACTTTTTATACAGTAAACTAATTTCAGCACAAGTGGAACTGCAGAGGCAACTAAGTCATTATGGAAAAACAACTCATTGATAATGCATTTTATATTCAGAGTAAAAAATGGGGAATCTATCAGTCATACTGCTCTGATGATAAACCACTTATTACATCACTAAACGAAGAAGAATGTATTCGCACTACTCGCTGGTATCTCAAACAAAAACAAGAGAATGCGTTTGACAATGTGGGAGTTAAGACTTATACTTCTATCATAGATGAAAAACTTTAATGGCATTACGCACTTTTATTGATAAAAACAAAAATGTTTGGGAGTGGAATGAAACTCCTGAAGTTACTGCAGCACTAAAAGAATATCAACAGTTTGCTGGCAATTATCCTGGACCTCTTTACGCACCACACCCTGACATAAAAAATGAAACTTCGTCTAACACTGAAACAAATGATGTGGACTAATATTTTTAGTTGTGCTGTAGATCGTTATTTGCATCATTGTGACACCGAGCGGGGTGAACGAGAACATACAACTATTGTATTAGCACTTCAAAAGGGCGATGGATTTTGGAGAGAATTATTATGAAAAAATTGATACGCTGGTTTTTATCATCATCTAAAAAATTATCTGTGGATAGTGATAGTCTTTACTCTAAAATACTTGTTCTTGAGGAGCGTATTGCCACATTAGAACAAGAAAATGTGGAGACATCAAATTGTTTGTATGAACTCTCAAACAGTATTGATGCTGTGGATGCTCGTATAGACATTTTGACTATAGAGGACTGGACTAGAAAAAATGTATGAACTGGACGATTTTGAGAAAGCACTCGCTTACTTCGGCACGAGAGTGGACATCATTGTTGCTCTTGAAATGGGCGGTAAGATTGATGGGGGAACAGCATATAAAGAAATTAAAGCAGAGCTTAAAGAACTCAAAAAAGCCAAAAAAAATTACGGAAAGGACTTGTAGTAAGTGTGGTGAGACAAAACCACTTGACAGTGACCACTATCAGGTGGTAAGATACTTTTGTAGTGGTTTTTCATACTACTGTAACGAGTGTAACAAACCAAAACCCAGAGAAGATTGATTATGGACTACAAGAAGTATTCTCTTGAAAATCTTGAGAACTGGTTACATGATGCTCTTTCTGGTGGAGAGGCATCACCACACGAAATCTATTCTGTGATTCGCAAAGTTGTGAAAGACGAATATGATTATCATAACGAAAAATCACAGCGGTGTCTTGGATTGTTGGAACTCTTGAGTGGGCATCATCCAGTCAAATTTGAGTGTGATAAAGATGATTCATCACCTGAATGTAAAAGTGCTTGGAATGATTTCTGGGGAGAGGTAGATGAAGATCGCAGTCGTGAATATAATTTGCGTGAAGTAGAATATTACAATAAGAGAGCAGAACTTGATGCCATAACGAAAGAAGTACGTGAGGCAGGTGGATATGAATGGACACCTGAAGTCTCTAAAAAGAAATGGATTTTACCTGTCGAACAAATTCACGATGACTACTATGTTTCTTTCCCCGATGATTTGCTAAAAGTGGCAAAACTGAAAGAAGGTGATACAGTGGAATGGGTAGATCAAGGTGATGGATCTTACCTTCTTCGTAAGGTCAATCAACCACTTAAATCCGATGAGTGCTGATGAATGACGAACTATGACAGACTTATTGATGCCATCTCAAACGAGATGTATCTTCTAAATGTTTCTCACGAAAGTTGGGATGAGAAATCAGCAAAGAAGACATCCAGAAGAATTCTTGAAATCGTAGAGGAATTCCAACAAAAACGATCAACTCTTACTTTTTAACTATGGCACTCTCAAAACAAACACTAGATCATATTCTTGAGGCAGAAAGTCACATTCGTGCTGCGATTAAGTCTGCTGCTACCAACGAAAAACCGATGGTCGTTCAACAACTTGCAAAAATCTTGATGGATATGGAGCACTGCAAGAAGTTTGAGGAGATTATGGATATGCTTGACAACCGAAAACCTGGCAGCCGTGGTAATTTTGGTTCGTTTTTTGAGGAAGAATAAGTAGTGTAAAGCAATCCCAAAGAAAATATTAAGTTTATACATAATAATATGTGGATATGCTAATATATCCTAGTATTCAGGAGCAAAAAATGACATTTTCGTCAAGAAAAGCAACAACTCTCACAGATGACGAATGGAATGAGATGACTGCTCTTAGAGATGCAATCAATACCAATCCAGCAACGGTACACCCAGAGAAAATGGCACAATTTACAGAGTATTTGGTGCGAAGTCTAAAAGAAAAGGGCGGTTGAGAAACTGTCACAAGGGCACTGGACAAGTGCCCTTTTTTCATATATACTGATTGTATAAGTAAAAGACCTATGAAACTCAAAGCAATTCTACTTTCTACAGTTTTGTTGCTACCCACAGCATCACTTGCTCAACAACGGGTTTATACTGAATCGTATTGCTATGAAAATACGGAAGAGTATGTGCCTGGATATTACAATAATCACGGACAATATGTTGGTGGTTATGTAAAGAGTGATCGCCGTAGAGTCCCCTGTGGTTATCAATCCTATCAACCACAACCGCAATATCATCAACAACAAGTTCAACCAAGGAGATGCACCGCAGCAAGAACAACTCTTGGTGGATTGCTAGGTGGAGGAACTGCTGCTGCAATCTCTAAACGAGATGCATATGGTTGGTCTATTCCTCTGGGTGCGATTCTTGGTATGGGTCTAGCTCAGGCAGGTTGCGATTAAAATAGCTCACCTCTAAAGCGTTCCTACAGTGTAAGCACAACTCTCAAATGGCAACCCGCTCACGCATCGGTCTTGAACTCTCTGATGGCAGTATCCTCTCTGCCTATCACCACTGGGATGGTTATCCCGAATGGTTGGGTCGTATCCTGAAGACTCATTACAACAGCAAAGAACTTGCCACCGAATTAATTGATGGTGGTGATATGAGTTCTTGCTGGACTAATGCAGGTTGGAAGAATGAAACTCTGCCTACTACTGGTCCGCTCTACTATTCTTCTCGTGGTGAAGATTTACCACCTCGTCTTGATAAAAATCTTGGTGACTATCTCACTCAAGGTGCAGAAGAGTTTGGATATGTCTATACTCAACAAGGAGAATGGTTGTGCTATGACACCTGTGACTGGCGCGATTCTTATCTTGAAGCACAAGAGATTCCGAGTGGAGCACTAGCAGCATGAGTAAGAAATACATCACTGCTTTTGCTCTCGGTTTTCTTGCGATTATTGGATGGAATGTATTTCTTATTCAACGCGATCAACGCCTTTATGATGCATACTATCGCCAACAAGCAGTAAATAGACTTAAGTATCCACCAAGTGCTAGAATTGATTACAATCCTAAAGAGGAGTATTGTGCTTCTCTTAAGGTTTGGCATCCCGATTGTAAAGTAGAGTGATAGAGTTTTTTATCATTTCTATCGCATTTGGATGGTGTTTTATTGTTTTATTTTCCAAACACTTTGATTACTTAGACGAGGACAAAAATGACTTCCAAAAAAATTCGAGAACTGATCAAAAAAGCAGAGATGCATAAAGAGGCAAAAAAGTTTTGGAAAGAAGTCGAAGCTGAAGCAGCACGCCTAGAAATTCCCGTGGATTACTATCTTGCCGAATTTTATTAGGCATAAATTAAATGGAGGCGGCAAAGTCGGGTAGGGGTATTTGACTTGCGTAAGTCCTCATATAAATAACTGAACCCCTACTAAAAGAATAATGACAACGTTTAATTGCTCCGCATTAAACAAACTTTTTAATATCAATGGTATTGAAGAGTTTGATTTTGATGATATTCCAGTTTCAAATGGATATTATCATTCAATGGCATCTTTGTCCGAAATAAAAAAGGCAATTAGTGAAGCAAAAAAAGGTAAACCTTCCTCATTTAAGGGGAAAAAACATCGTCCAGAAAGTATTGCTCAAATAAAAAGAAACCTTCCAGATAGGAAAGGTGAGAAAAATTCAAGAGCAAAAACTTGGAAAATTCAATTTATGGATGGGAAAGTTGAAATTGTAAAATCTTTGGAAACCTGGGCACGAAAAAATGGTTATGTTCCAACCAGCGTAAGAAATCTATACGCAAAAGGAACAAAACGATATAAAGACATTATTTCTGTGACTGCATTATGACTTTTTTACTTGGAATGGGACTGGGTTCCTTACTTACAATTGGTTTTGCATTTTTAGTCGCTGCTGATTCGCATCTTGACGAAGGCGACGAAAACTATTACAATGATGAGGTAATTCACGAAGACAAATGACACAGAAGTTTCTCTATCTTGTAGATTATTGGGTGCCTTTTCCGGCGTCGGAATACTCTGGACTTCTCGCAGTAATAGGTGAAGATGATAATGAGGTTCACGATATTTTGCTAAACTGGCGTGAAGATTATCTTGAAAAATATGATAGTTTGATTATGCAAAATGTTGTCGATGCACAAACATTTCCACTTGCAGGATATATAGATTCTGGTGTTGTTGAGTCTTTTACTACCTAAAATGCTTACAAGTCTTTTTGCAGTTCTATTTGCTGTGCTACAATTTGTACAAGTGCCACAATGGGATAATGATTGGAAAAAATGTTCGGTTGCCGTACCTGACACTGCTTGTCATTGGTACGTGGTCAATCCTGATAATACATTCGGCAAGGGATTTTCTTGGATTACTGCACCTGTCTACGATGTCGCAGCGGTCTACGACATTGGAAAGACTCATGAATTCACCGTTGAGAAAGGATTCCAAACAACTGTTGAATTGATGAACGCTGAGTCGGGACTGAAGTATGGCGATGACTACTAAATTGATTCCACAGTTTAAGCATCAACCACCGAAAGGTATGCATTATGAAGTGGAAGAGCACGGACGCAATGTATTCTCTATTTGGTCTTGCTATGATCGGGAGTTTGATTATAATCTAGGTAAACCAGTTCGTTGTATCTGGGGTTTCTGGTCGGTAAAAAATGGTAAGTTTTATGCACCAGTAAATAGTAAAGACATCGGCAAACCTGTGGAGTTTAGAAACACCAGAAACTACACAGCAATGCCACTCAAACAAACACCATTAGAATCTGCATTTGTATGAGTTACGAACCAGAAGTTAATGATTATGTCTATTGGAAACCACATATTGAAGGATGGGTGTATTTTAAGGGAGAGGAATATATCACGATTGAGACATCAGTGAGTCTAAAAGATGAAACTAACTATGAGTGTTGTTCTTTACATAGAAACAATAGATTGCTTGTAATTTGTTATGTAAGTCAGTGGAAGGAGTTAGAGTATGTCAAAACAAGACAATCCGTGTACGAAGAGGAAACAAACTGTATTCCGATTACTTGCTAAAGCACTGGGAGAGAAAGCAAGTAAAAATGATAGGGAAGCAGACAATATTGCTCGTATAAGGATTTTTATATTTCTCACTTATTTGATTACGAATTGTTTTATCATCGCAGGAGTTATGAGACATTGGAATGATCAACAAGTTCAAGGCATAAAAGATACTAAGATTTGGGTTAAATAAAATAGCTCACCTCTAAAGCGTTTCTACAGTGTAAGCAACAAAACCACATGGACTCCTTTGACGACATTCAGATTGAAGATTTCTCCTCCTTTGACTTTGTTGAAGAAATGAATGAGGGCATCTTTGAGGCAGAAGAAGATGATGACAAATCTTTCAACAAACTCCTTAACTCTAACATTGATTTCTAATGACTACTAAGTATTATTGGACCACAAAACTAAATACTGCAACAAATCGTCGTCTTGAAAAACTTGAGAGTGATGGTGTTAAAGTTGACACTGAAACTCACGAAGGACGCAAACTAATTGGATACAATTATCTTGAATTCGCTTGTGACGATCTCTAAACTGTCCACTCATTCAACCACACAGACCTTTTATCCTTTATTTTGGTTACATGACTGAATCTATTCCGAATGTTCTCCGTCACATTAACGAGCTCAAAGATGCTTGGAGACGACAAGATTTTAATTTCACAAAGCAACAACAAGAAGAATACGATCTGTTGATTGCGACTCGCCGCGAACGTGTCAAGCAATTCTATGCTGATGGGCGAGTATTCAAGGGATTCTACAAAGCAAGGGAAGAGGAGTTCTAAATACTAAAAAGAGTTTTAGATATTACAATGAAGACGTTTCAGGAGTTTATGTTGATTGCTGAAGAGGCTTATGATGCTTCCTTCATGTCTGGAGCACAAATTATTAAAACTGGAGAAGGTGGTCGCATAGGACAAAATCGCAAAAAAACCGCTCCTGAAAGGCGTAGAGTAAAAGCTATTGGTGGAGGTAAAACTGCACCGGCAAAACCATATAAAATACGCAAAGATGCGGGGCAGACGAGAGGATCTTCTGCTGCTGCACCTGGGAGACCTGCAAGATCAACTGAACTTAAACCAGGAACAGCAGGGACTCAAGGAAGTGCAGCAATGACTGCTAAAGAAAGACAACGTAAAGCATTTCTTGAGCGTAGAGCAAGAGAAGGTGGAAAGGAACAACCAAAAACTGCATCTCAAGCACTCTCTCAAGCAAAACCTGGCGCGAAACCAGCAGCAGAAAAGAAACCAAAACCAGCACCATCAGGTAAAACAAGAGCAGAAAGAGATAAAGAAAAAAGGGATGCGTTAAGAGCAAAATATAATGCAGAGAAACAAAAAGCACTTGCAGCGTATAAAGAAGTTCATGGATCTCTCCCAAAAGGAAAAGAAAGAACCAAACTACTTGGTGCAGTTCAGAGAGCACATCCGCCAGCTCCACCGCCACGGATGGCACATTAAAATAGCTCACCTCCAAAGCGTTCCTATGGTGTAAGAAGCACCAGACCCCTCTAAAATCGCCTACAACATCATGGAAACTGTGACTGTAAGACTTGACACGCTAAAAAGGGTAATTCGTGACCTAGAGAACGCAGTGCAGGTCTGTCACGAAGTTGATAACACTCAAGGCGATGATCCAGTCAAAACCTATCCTTATGCGGCAGGGTATTCGCGTTCTGCGATGACCTATGCTATAATTGACCTTAACAACCTCCTGAACAAGTGATCACGCTTCGTCCTCATCAACATCGTGCTGTTGCTGCTATGCAGAAGCACACCAAAGGTCAGGTGATTGTCCCTACTGGTGGTGGCAAAACACTGAAGATGATTGTAGATACTCTGCGTCAGTTTCAGCCACAAACTCCGCAGACTGTTGTAGTTGTTGCTCCTCGCATTTTGCTTGCGGAGCAGTTGTCTTCGGAGTTTCTTGAGCATATCACTACTGCTGCTGTATTGCATGTCCATAGTGGAGAAACTCATCACTTTAGCACTACCAAACCCGCAGAGATTTACAACTGGTCTCGTCGTGCATACAAACATCAGCTGATCTTCACTACCTACAACTCTCTGAATCGTATTCAAGAGGCAGGGATTGATGTAGATACGATTTACTTTGACGAAGCACACAACAGCGTTCAGCGACACTTTTTCCCTGCAACAGAGCACTTTGCTGCTAATGCGAATCGTTGCTACTTTTTCACTGCGACACCAAAACATTCTGTCACTATTTCTAAACCAGGTATGAACCTACCCGAAGTCTATGGTCAGGTAATCTGCCAGGTTCCTGCACCTGAACTGGTGAAGCAAGGTTATATCCTGCCACCTAAAGTTGTGGTCAAGCAGTTGCCGATGGTTCAAGATCGTCAGGTAATCTTTGAGCGTGATGCTGACAATTTGATAGAGACGATTGATGACCAGGACCTCAAAAAGATTCTGATTTGTGCTCGCTCTACCAAACAGATTGTAGGTCTTGTGTCTCAATCTGATTTCTGTGTTCAGTTAGAGCAGCGTGGATACTCTTGGATGTATATCACTGCCAAGACTGGTGCTGTGATTGACGGCAAGAAAGTTGACCGTGAGAAGTTCTTTGATACTCTTAATGCCTGGGGCAAGGATAGCACCAAGCGATTTGTTGTGATTCACCATAGCATCCTATCTGAGGGCATCAATGTGTCTGGATTGGAAGCAGTCCTGTTTATGCGGAACATGGACTACATTGGTATCAGTCAGACTATTGGACGTGTGATTCGTTTGGGTGATGAATCCAAGAAGTTTGGTCTGGTTTGTGTGCCTGTGTATGATAAGGTTGGCATCAGCACCTCACGCAAAGTGCAGGCAGTTGTTGACACGATCTTTGAGCGTGGCGAACCTGCTATCAGTGTGGTGCAACGATGAAAGCAACAAAGAACTGGAGAGCTTATTGTCTTACTGCATTTGGGGCTCTTCAATCAAGTATAGAAAACTGGGGAGATCCTGATTTCTTTCGCCCTATCACACGTAGTTTTTATGAACAGGTTTTTAGCTCTGGATACGAACATTCAGGTCTCATCAGTGAAAAAGCACTGAATAATCCTAAACAACGTACAGATGATCACTGCTTATCTCCTCAATTTATCTGCCGAATGATTATGGACAATCCAGATATTTACTTGTCTGATTACGATATCTTTGAAAATTTATTCTTCCTGGCAAAAACCACAAACAAAGTTACTAAATCAGAGAATACTCAACTTAGTAAGTTGACTAGCAATAATACTATTGACTATAAAGTCTATGTTCCAACTAATCTTAAATATCAACATCTTGGTATCAAATTGTATCGTAAAACTGGCGCACAATGGAAGACTGCTGTAGAGTGTGAGGACAACATTATTCCAGCACCATCTGATTTGTTGGAATATGAAAAGAGGTTTTTGGTATGAAAGAAGGATTCACAATGTATAAGGAACTGTATGCAGCAGTTCCTTATGGAAACCAAGGATACATTATCATTCACAACGGTCAACAACTTGAGAAACTGTGTAGAACTGAAAGTTCAGCACGAAAGTATATCAACGACCATAAGAAAGGTAAAGGTGTAGCAGAACTTCCATTAAATTAAAATAGCTCACCTCTAAAGCGTTCCAGTGGTATAGAGAGGTTTTTTTATGGGCGCTGGTTGTACCAAAGATCATTTCATTCAGGACGCTGCAGAAGCGTACATTGTGTACCTTCTACAGGCACACGCAGTTGAGAATGGTGTTGCCATTACCGATGATGTGGCAGAGAAGCATAATACTTTTATTCGGTATTGTGAAGACCGAAATGTTCTGGATGAGTTTAACAAGAGTATTTACAAAGAGAACATTGATGTTATTATTGACAAGTTTCTCTTCGATC